CACAAGTTTTAAAGTAGAACTATTAAAAGGAGTTCACAATTTTACAGCTACAACTGGAAACACTTTCAAGATAGCTCTGTACACTAGCTCTGCAACTTTAGGAGCTTCAACTACAGCGTTTTCATCTTCTAACGAAATTACTAACACATCTGGAACGGCTTACACATCTGGTGGAGCAACGCTAACAAGCGTAACACCTGCTGCTTCTGGAACGACGGCAGTTTGTGATTTTTCAGACGTAAGTTACACAGACGCTACTTTCACTGCAAACGGTGCATTAATTTATAATGACACAGCAACAGGAGATCCTGCTTGCGCGGTGATAGCTTTTGGTGGAGACAAAACTGTAACTAGTGGTACGTTTACAATTCAATTCCCTACAGCAGACGCTACAAACGCTATCATAAGACTAGCATAGGAGGTTTCCCCTTATGCCTAATACTTGGAACCAGTCCGGAACAACCTGGAACGAAGGCCGTTGGGGCACACAAGATGCTTTTACATTAGGTTTTGGTGCACAGGCTTGGAATGATGGTGAATGGGGAAAACTTAATAATGTAACATTTACTCTTACAGCGCCAAGTGCAATAACTTCTAGTATTGGTTCAGTAACAGTTTCAACAGAAATAAATAAAGGTTGGGGTCAAGATACCTGGGGTAATGAAACCTGGGGCGAATCAGGTATGTTAGTTGAACTAACTGCTCCTGATGCAATACAATCTAATGTATCTGCAAACGCTTGGAATGATGCTTCATGGGGACGAGGTCAAGGTTGGGGTATATTTTCATTAACAGTAGCAGATGTAATGGGATTAACAGGTGTATCTTCTACACCTTCAGTTGGATCACCAACAATAATTGGTGACGTAGAATTTTCTGTATCTTCAGCAGGCGTAGCAACTTCTGCTGTAGGTTCTTTATCACCAGCGGATGTAATGGGATTAACAGGAGTAGCTTCTACCTCTGCTGTTGGAAATTTATCACCAGCAGATGTTATGGGACTAACAGGTGTTTCTGCAACATCTTCTGTTGGATCTCCAGAAATAAGTACAAACCCTATTGTAGACGTTTCTGGTCAAGCGATAACTTCTGCAGTAGGATCTTTATCACCTGCTGATGTTATGGGATTAACTGGTGTAGCTTCTACTTCTGCAGTGGGATCTTTAGCACCTGCTGACGTTATGGGATTAACTGGAGTTTCTGCAACTGTTTCAGTTGCTGTTTTTGGCTCTGCTACAGGCTTTGGAATTCAAGCATATTCTGATGTTGACACAGGTTCAAATTCTTCGTATACAGATGTTGCAACCGGATCAAATACAAGTTATACTGACGCTGCATAATAGGAGATAAAATATGGCATCAACATTTACACCTCTAGGTATTGAACTCCAGGCAACTGGTGAAAATGCCGGAACGTGGGGAACTAAAACTAATACAAATTTACAACTTATTGAACAAATAGCCGGTGGTTTTACTACACAAGCCGTATCAGATTCTGGAGATACAGATCTTTCTGTATCTGATGGATCAACTGGTGCAACTCTTGCACACAGAATTATAGAATTTACAGGATCACTAACTGGAAGTAGAAACGTTACTATTCCAAAAGATGTTCAAGACTTTTATATTTTAAAAAATTCAACAAGTGGATCACAGAACGTAGTATTTAAATACGTATCAGGATCTGGAGACAGTGTAACTATTGCACCAGGTGCAGTAAAATTAGTTTACGCAACAGCTAATGACGGAACTAACCCAGATATCGATGACACTGGTTTTATTACAGCTTCATCAACAGACACATTAACAAACAAAACTTTAACTTCACCAAAAATCGGAACTTCTATTTTAGATACCAACGGAAATGAATTAGCTCTTTTAACAGCAACAAGTTCAGCTGTTAACGAAGTTACAATAGCAAACGCTGCTGCAACAGGTAACCCCTCTTTCGCAGCAACAGGTGGAGACACAAACATTGGTATTGATCTTAAAACAAAAGGAACAGGTGTAATTAAAGCTGAGGACAGTGGTGGAAACGTATCTGCAGTTAAAATAGCAGGTAAAGAAACTATTTGGGTTCCAGCTAATGCTATGTATCCTAACTCAACAAACGGCTGTGCAGACTTAGCACAAACAGAATTATCTAACGGCCCTGAACTTAAATCTTTAGATTTTGATAAAGATTCAGACGAGTTTGCACAATTTTCTGTTGCTTTTCCTAAATCATGGAATGAAGGCACAGTAACTTTTCAAGCATTCTTTACAGCAGATTCAACAAACACAGGGACTGTATCTTGGGATTTAGCAGGAGTTGCAGTTTCTGATGACGATACTTGTAACGTAGCGTTTGGAACAGCAGTTGCACCAACTGCAAAAGCTCACAGCGGTACGGCAAACGATTTAGACGTAACAGCAGAAAGTGGAGCAATAACTATCGCAGGCACACCAGCAGCAGGCGATCAAGTGTTCTTTGAAATCTCAAGAGACGTATCAGATGATTCTTTAACAGCTGATGCTAAATTACTAGGAATTAAATTATTCTTCACAACAGACGCTGCTAACGATCTATAAGGAGGATAAATGGGTTTTGGATATCAAGTACTAGGTTTTGGATCTGGGGGCGCAAAAGCAAAATATCAAGCTTCTTACGTTGTTGTCGCTGGAGGCGGCGGTGGCGGTGGATCCACAAACACACCTAACAATAGATCTGGCGGTGGCGGCGGCGCAGGAGGATATAGAAATTCTTTTTCTTCTGAGCAATCAGGAGCTGGTTCATCAACAGAGACACCTTTAGAGTTTGTTGCTGGAACAGTATACACTATTACTGTTGGAAACGGCGGCGGCGGAGGAAACTCTAGTGGTTCTGCAGGAACTACTGGACAAGCAAGTTCTATCACTGGAGCAAATATAACAGATGTAACTACAGTCGGCGGCGGTGGTGGCGGTGGCCCTGGCGGAACTGGTCAAACTGGAGGATCCGGTGGCGGCGGTGGTGCTCAAGGTTCAGCTGGGTCAGGTACATCTAATGAAGGTAATGGCGGCGGATCTGGTGCCGGAAACGGAGCTGGAGGCGGCGGAGGAGCTGGAGCATCCGGAGACAGCTCACCAGGATTTGGTAACAGTGGTGGCGGAGGAAATGGTTTACAATCTGCAATCACAGGATCACAAACTTTTAGAGCTGGTGGCGGCGGTGGAGGTAGTGAAAGAAATACCGGAACTGGCGGACAAGGCGGTGGTGGACAAGGTGGTTCACACTCAATTGGTCCAACACCTGCAAGAAATGGAACATCAGGACAAGCAAACACTGGAGGCGGTGGAGGTGGATCTCACCACGACGGACCTTTCCGTTCATCAGGATCAGGCGGTAGTGGAGTTGTTCTTTTAAGAGTTCCGACTGCTAATTTTTCTAGCCAAACTACAGGATCACCACAAACAGCAACTGATGGTAGTGATACTATTATTACTTTTACTGGGTCAGGGAGTTACACAGCATAATGGCAGATTTTGTTAAATTAAATGAATTCAATATAGTTGTAAAAGGAATAACTATTCACGATAATGAGTGTCCTACAGAGGAGGCAGGTGTTGCTTTTATAAACAATCTTTTTAAAACAGATCACGTTTGGAAAAAAACAGATCCTGATACTTTTGAAGGAACACATTTAAAAGGTGGAACACCTTTTAGAAAAAATTTTGCTGGTGTTGGATACAGCTATGATGAAAGCAGAGATGCCTTTATTCCACCAAAACCATATCCTTCTTGGGTTTTAGATGAAGATAAATGTATATATGTAGCTCCAGTTGCAGAACCTATAACTTATACGCAAAACCTTGATAAATTTGATGAAAATGGAAATATTTTAAAAGATGAAGAAGGCAATACTATTCTAGATAATGACAACTATGAATGGAATGAAGAGACTACTTCTTGGGTAATGGTACCTAGAAAAGAAGTTTAAGAATACTTTTAAAAAGTATTAAAATAAGATATAAGAAAGATAAGAATGAAAGTCATAAACAATTTTTTAGATCGTAAGATACATAAAAAAATATATGATATTGTATTTGGAGATAATTTTCCGTTGTTTTATCATGATACAGTAGCAGGTAAAAAAGATAAATCTGATTATATGTTCACACATATTTTTTATCATTTTGATAAAATAAACAGTGATTACCACAAAGATATTATAGTGCCTTTGTTAGATAAATTAACTTTCACTAAACTTATTAGAGCTAAATTAAATTTTTACACAAAAAAACCAAAACATATTCAAACTGCTTATCATGTAGATTTTCCTAATAATAAACATACAGTTGCTTTGTACTCTATTAATACTAATAACGGATATACCTTGTTTAAAAATGGCGATCGTATAAAATCTTTAGCTAATCAATTAGTATTATTTGATGGTAAATTAAAACATTGTTCTGTTAATCAAACAGATGAAACTGTAAGAGTTAACGTAAACATAAATTTAAAAATGTAAAATGAAAGATATTGAAAACATAATTATTCACAGCTTATTTGCTACACCTATTTATCAAAGAGCTTTGAAAAAACCTTTAGATAAAAAATTAATTAAAAAATTTGAATCTTTTAAAATAGATACACATAAAAATGAAGGTAATAGAACAACTAATAATAATTTTATATTAAATTTACCTGTATTTAAAAGTGTTAAAAAAGAAGTAGAGTTCCATATAAACGAATACATGAAGCACATCTTACGTATTGAAGATAAAGTTAAAATTCATCTTACACAATCTTGGTTAAACTATAGTAGAAAAAAAGAATTTCACCATAAACATGCTCACCCAAATAGTTATATTTCTGGTGTGTTATATATTAAAGCAAATAAATTATATGATAACATAAGATTTTACAGACATAAATTTGGAGCACCTTATGGTTATAATTTTGATTTAAGAAATTATAAAGAATACAATGTTTGGAATAGTGATAACTGGACAATACCAGTGGATGCATCAACAATAGTTATATTTCCATCAGGCACTGAACACTCAGTAATACAAAAGCAAGAAGATAATTTAAGAATTAGTTTAGCTTTTAACACTCGTTTAACAGGAGAGGTAGGTTCAAAAGAAGAACTAACCTACGCAAAATTATGAATTTAAAAATAGAAGCACATCCTTTTCAAACACCAGGTTATTTAAAACTTAAATTACCTAAAGAGTATTTTGATAGAATTAAAAGAAAGGTTAAGGAAACTGTTAAAAATAAAAACAATAAAATTAATAATATTTTAGCTGGAAACATAAGTAATTCATTTAATCTTGATGATAAAAAATGGTTTGAAGAAAGTTTAATTACACCTTGTATTAGTATTTATAACAAAGCTTTTAATAAATTTAGTGAAGAATTTAATCCCACTATATTAAATAAAGACTGCAAATTTTATTTAGACAGACTTTGGGTTAATTTTCAAAAGAAAAATGAATTTAATCCTATTCATAATCACTCAGGTTTATACTCGTTTGTTATTTGGGTAAAGATTCCGTATGATTGTAAAAAAGAATATGATGTTTCTTTTGTAAAACATTCTAATTCTCCTTCTGCTGGTAAGTTTTCATTTATATATCTTAGTAGTTTAGGTAGAATTTCAGCTCATGATTTTAAATTAAATAAAGACTATGAAGGCACTATGGTGTTTTTTCCTTCTCAATTACAACACGTGGTTTATCCTTTTTATAGTTCTAATAAAGAACGTATAAGTATCTCTGGTAATGTTATGCTTGATATTGATCAACCTATATGCAAATAAAAAATAAAATATTATCTAAAGTAAAAAAAGATTATTTTTTTGTTGAAGGATTTACTAACACTGATGTTAAATATTTTATTAAACAAATAGAAAAAGGTGTTAAAGAATCTAATAATGCAAGTTATAGAACAAATGTTATTGCTCCAATGACATCACCTAAATACTTTAATGAAGATAAAAAATTTATACAAACTATATTACCATTATTAGATTTTATTGACGATAATTTAATATCTTATCCTTATTACTTAGATAGTGCTTGGGGATATAGAGAGGGTTTTTCACACTATACAAAAATGCATAATCATATTCCAGCTTCAATATCAGGAGTGATTTATTTAAATGACCATCATCAGACTTTAGACTTTCCAGAAATAAATCAAAAAATAAAACCAGCAAAAGGTAAATTTATATTATTCTCACCTTTTCTTCAACACGGCTGTAAGAGAAATATTACAGATAAATTTAAATATGGATTAGCTTTTAATTGGCATCCTGTAGAAAAAGCAGCTTTTGATAAACTATGATGGAACAAAAATTTAGCTTTCAATACTTATTCCCTTCGGCTTACGTTGTTTTTTCTAATATAAATTTTGATCATAATTTAATTTATAAAGAACTTAAAAAAATAAAATATGATAAATGTGATGCTGCTCAAACAGAAATTACAAAAAGTAACAAAATTTTTAATAAAATAAAAAAGGGAAAAGAATTAAAAAATGTTTTAGAAATTTATGTGCGTTCTGCAATTCAAGAAGTATTTAAATATAAAACAGATGTTAATTTAGTAAATATGTGGGGTACAAAAACAACTAAAGGTGTTGTAGGCGAAATACACTCACATAATAATTTTTGGTTTACGTGTTGTTATTATCCTCACGGCACGACTAAAGATAAGTATAGAATAAAATTCTTTCCACAAATAAAACAACATTATGACATACCAATAATACATTATAATGAATTAAATTGTTTGTCTTGGACACAAGAAATAACAAAAGGTGATTTAATAGTTTTCCCAGCGAATATTAATCATAAGATAGATTTTAATAAATCAAACACAACAAGGTATTCTATAGCTGCTAATTTTTTACCAAAAGGTAAAATAGGTGAAAAGGATGGAGAGTTAGTTTTATAGTTATGGATAAAAATTTAGAAAAATACATAATAAAAATAGAAAATTTTTTAGATAAAGATATCTGTAAAAAGGGGATAAAAGAAATAGAAAAATCTAAAAAATGGGAGTCACATATTTTTCATAATGAACGAACACGTAAATATGAAAAGGTATCAGGTAAATATGAAAATGACATACTAATCGATGGTAATTTAAAACTATCGAAAAAGATTATGGATGAATTATGGCACAGTATTAAAAATTATATTAGTGGTTTAGATATGCCGTGGTTTGGAGGTTGGTCTGGATACTCACTAATAAGATACAATAGATACCACAGTAAGAAAAAGATGGCTCTACACTGTGATCATATCACAACTTTATTTGATGGAGAAACAAGAGGTATTCCAATACTAAGTTGTTTAGGAGTGTTAAATGATAATTATGAAGGTGGTGATTTTATTATCTGTGAGGATAAAAGAATTAATTTTAAGACTGGTGATTTAATAATATTTCCATCTTCTTTTCTATATCCACATAAAGTAGAGCCCGTAACTAAAGGAAAAAGATATTCTTTCATAAGTTGGGTCTGGTAGCATCCTTGATTAAGGTCCATAAATGGACTATATTTTTGATCAAAAAATAGTATAATGGTTCACTATGGCTTTACGAAAAGTACAATTTTTACCTGGATTTAATAAACAACTTACCGAAACACAAGCAGAAGGACAGTGGGTTGACGGTGATAATGTTAGATTTAGATATGGCTCACCTGAAAAAATAGGTGGATGGCAACAACTAGGAACTGATAAAATAACTGGAGCTGCTAGAGCTATGCATCACATTGTAAATAGTAGTGGTATAAAATATTCTATAATAGGAACTAACAGAATACTATATGCTTACTCAGGCGGAGTGTTTTATGATATACACCCAATTAAATCCACTACAACTTTAACCAATGCTTTTAGCACAACTAATGGATCTCCAACTGTTACCATAACTTTTTCTACGGGTCATGGCTTAAACGCTGGTGATGTAATTTTATTAGATAATTTTACAGCTATCACAAACTCTAATTACAGTGCCTCTGATTTTGACGATAAAAAATTCATGGTCGTTAGTGCACCAACTAACACAACGATTACAATTACAATGCCTTCAAATGAGACTGGATCTGGAGCTACAACGTCTGGAGGTATAAGAGTTCAAATATATTATCCAGTTGGACCTGCAGAACAATTACCTGGATTTGGTTGGGGCTTAGGTTCTTGGGGCGGTGAAGCTGCAAACCCACAAACAACAACTTTAAATGGCGCTTTGTTAAATGATGCTAATGGAACAGGAGGATCAGGAAGTTCTATTACGTTAACAAGCACAACAAACTTTCCATCAGCAGGAACAAACTTTATAAAAGTAGGAACAGAAGAAATATCTTACACAGGAGTTTCTGGCAACAACTTAACAGGAATTACAAGAGCGGTTAGAAACACAACAAGAGCTGCACACTCAGATGGAGCCACTGTAACAAATACTTCAGACTTCGTAGCGTGGGGCGAGGCAGCATCTGGAGATTTAGTTATTGATCCAGGTCTTTGGTCTATTGATAATTTTGGTAGTAAGATTATTGCATTGATACATAACGGACAAGTTTTTGAATGGAACTCAGATTCAGTCACTGCAAATGCAACCAGAGCTACAATTATTACAGGTGCGCCAACAGCATCGAGAGATATGATCGTATCCACACCGGACAGACACTTAGTATTCTTTGGAACAGAAACAACAATAGGAGATCAGTCTTCGCAAGATCAAATGTTTATTAGATTCTCTGATCAAGAAAATATTAATTCTTATACACCTACAGCGACGAATACAGCCGGCACACAGAGGCTTGCAGATGGTTCAAGAATTATGGGAGCAGTTAGAGGTAGAGATGCAATTTATGTTTGGACTGACACGGCTTTATTTACACAAAGATTTATCGGTCCACCATTTACTTTTGGTTTTGCTCAAGTAGGAACAAACTGTGGATTGATAGGACAAAACGCTGCTATTGAGGTTGATGGAGCTGCGTATTGGTTTTCAGAAAATGGTTTCTTTAAATATGCTGGTGCTCTACAATCTTTACCATGTTTAGTTGAAGATTTTGTTTTTGATAATTTAAACACCACAGCTAATCAACTTATAAATGCTGGACTAAATAATTTGTTTGGTGAAATTAATTGGTTTTATTGTTCTTCTGGATCAACAGTTGTTGACAGAGTAGTAACATATAATTATTTTGAGTCTTCACCACAAAGACCAATATGGACAACGGGCACACTAGATAGAACAACGTGGCAAGATTCTGCTGTTTTTGGAAAACCTCACGCTACAGATTATGATGCTGACTCAAACAACTCTTATGATGTTGTTGGTAATACAGACGGTTGTACAATATATTATGAACATGAAACAGGCACAGATCAAGTTACATCTACCGCAACTACTGCCGTAACTTCTAACATACAATCAGGAGACTTTGATATAAGTCAAGGTGGTGATGGTGAGTTTTTTGCAAAGATTAGAAGATTTATTCCTGACTTTTTATCACAAACAGGTAACACACAAATAACATTAAACTTAAGAAATTTTCCAAATAATACTGAGGCAAGTTCAGCTCTTGGTCCTTTTACAATCTCATCGTCAACGGAAAAAGTTGATACGAGAGCTAGGGCTAGAGCGGTATCTTTAAAAGTTGCAAATACAGCTGCAGAGCAAAGTTGGAAACTTGGTGGATTTAGATTAGATATACAACCGGATGGAAGAAGATAATGGCAAAGATAGTACAAATATTAACAAGACCTAGTAAAGAATATAGACAAGACGTGGCTGATGCACAAGTAAGAGATCTTGATGCTATTATACAAAAATTAAATACAACGTTTCAACAAGAATTAAAAGATGAGGTAGAAGCTGAAAACTTCTTTTTAAATTAATGTCAAATAGTTTCGTAAACGCAAAGGTAGATTTAACATCAACAGACAACACAACGTTGTACACAACTCCAAGTGCTAATGTTGCTTTGGTAAAATCAATACTAGTATCTAACGATTCTGGTTCTGGATGTAATTTAGATGTTACTTTAACCGATGCTTCTGGTAATGTGTTTAGTTTATTTAAAACCAAGACCATAGCAACCAATACGACAACTGAACTTTTAACTCAACCTCTTGTGGTGGAGGAGAGTGAGATATTAAAGGTACAAGCTAGTGACGCGAATGAGCTGCACGTTATAGCTTCTATATTACAAATACAGCCAAGAGAGGTAACCACATAATGAAAGAACTAAAACCAGAAAAGATAATAGAGACCATAACTAACAAAAAGACTGGAGAAAAGTACAAAAATGAAGAAGACTGGAAGACAAAAGGTGTGTCTCCAGAGGATATTAGGAGGGATGTTTTGGTGGTTATGCCAAGTCTTGATTTATTTCCTAAAACCAAGTAGATTAATAAATTCAGGATTTACAAGCCTGCCAACAAGGATTTAATTAAATATGCCAATAACAAGAGGACAGATGAAAAGACAATTACGTATGGGTGGTGGTATTATGGATATCGTACCCAGAGAGCAAGCATTATTAGGTGGTATTAAAAAAGCCGCTAAGAAAGTTGGTAAAACAGTAAAGAAAATTGCAAAGTCTGATCTTGGTAAAGCTGCATTGTTATATGCAGGTACAGCAGGACTTGGAGCTTTAGGTGCAGGTCAAGCAGGAACTGGTTTTAAATTTTTAGGAAAAGGTAGTTTTTTATCTCCTAGTAATGTTTTTGCAAATTTAGCAACCACTGGTAAAAAATTAGGAATTTTAAAATCTGTCGCAGACTATGGGCAAGTTCCAACAAGATCAGGACCTCTCGCTAAATTTTTTGACAAACCTTTAAGCTCACTAGCGAGTGTAGTAACAGGTGGCGGTCAGGGTGGAGGAATAACTAAACTAGCCACACTAGGACTAGTATCTAAATTTTTAACAGATTCATTAGGAATGCCACCAGAACAAGCTGAAGCAGAACTAGCTAGAGATCCATCAGGATATTTAGAAAAATATTATAGAAACTTAAATCCAAACGCAACAGAAGCAGAAGTAATGGAATTTGTTACAACAAACACAGCAGAGTATGCTGTAGGTGGTAGAGTGGGTTTTGATGAAGGAGCTGATAAAAAAATTCAAATGATAAAAGATATGCTTTCAAGAGGAGCAGATGATGAGTTAATTAAAGATATTACTGGAGCATCACAAGCAGAAATTGATCAAGTTAAAAATTCTAAGGCTATGGGTGGTAAAATGGATACTCCTAGCGATAATGCTGTGCAAGCGGCGGGTATCGAGGGGCTTCCAATTAGACAAAATAAAGCTGGTGTAAAAGAATTAGATCTTAGAAATACTGGTGGATTTATACAACCAGTTGGTATAAAAGAAAAAGAAGATGACATTCCAGCGATGTTATCAAACAATGAATTTGTATTTACAGCTGATGCCGTAAGAGGTGCAGGAGATGGCGACGTTGAGTTAGGCGCACAAAGAATGTATGATACTATGAAAAGATTAGAGGCAGGAGGAAAAGCATAATGGCAGAAGTAGTAAGAACAGCCCCAGCAGAGTTTATTGAAGCGGGTGCAAAAACATATCTTGACGATCTAACAAAAGCAATTGGTGATTTTAAAACCACAGATCTCTCTACTATTATGGGTCCACAGTTTGTTGCTGGACCTGGTGCATTAACAACACAAGCAGAAGGACTTGCAACAGGTCTTGGTGGCTTTCAACCTTTTTTAACTCAAGCACAACAATTAACAGGACCTACAGCTTTTCGATCTTATTTATCACCTTTTCAACAAGATGTTATTGATACAACATTAGCAGAATTTGACGTGCAAGCTGCAAAAGGTTTACCTTCATTAGCAGCTCAAGCTGTTAGTGCAGGAGCATTTGGCGGAGGACGAGAGGGTGTACAAAGAGCAGAATTCCAAGCAGCATCAGATAGAAATAGAGCTGCACTACAAGCTCAATTATTAGGACAGGGTTTTGCACAAGCACAAAATTTAGCTCAAGCAGACTTTGCTAGAAATTTAAGTTTAGCACAACAAACACCTGCATTGTTAGGTCAACAGATCTCAGCATTAACAGGTTTAGGCGCGCAGCAAGCAGCGAGAGCACAACAAGAGTTAACAGCCAGACAACAACTTGCATCAAGACAAGCGTTACAACCATTAGAAGCAGCACAACAATTTGGTTCTGGTGTTACACAATTAATTGCAGGATATCCTGGTAGAGAAAACATTTTACCACCGGCAGCTACACCATCACCATTAGCAACAGGTTTAGGAACTGCATCAACATTAGCTGGTATTTACAGATTAATTAATCCAGCACAACAACAGATTAAAATAACGTAATGAGCAGAGTATTAAAAAGACCAATGTTTAGAAAAGGTGGAGAAGTCATGGAAGGTGTTATGACTGGTATTATGCCTAGAAGAATGTATAGTTTAGGTCCGGGTGATGAGGGTATTGTATCTGATGTGAGACGTAAAATGAATTTAATTGATGCAATTTCAGGGCCAACCTCTCCATTAGGAGATCCGTTGACACAATTTTTATTACAGACAGGTCAAAATTTAATAGGTGGAGAATCTGCTGGTGGCACGAAATTACAAGAAATTGTAGGTGCAACTAAAAAACCTTTAGCTACTGCTGTTAAAGCTCAACAATTAAAAGATTTACAAAATAGAAAATTAGTTACTAATTTAATATCCAAATCAAAATCAGCTGGAGCAGAACAAGCTTGGAAAGAATACGGTCAATATTCTGGTTTAAGTAAAGACGAATTTAATAAACAATATGCTATGACACAATTGTTTAAAAAGGAAACTTCTGATGAAGAAAAAGCATTTCAAGCAGGTAAAGCATTGAAAAAAGAACTTGGCGCAGTTAAAAGTTTTGGAGGTAAGAAAAAATATTCAGAAATAGAACAAAACTTAATTCAAACCGCTATACCAAAAATAACAAAAAATGAAAAACTATTAGATATCATAGATAAACAAGACCCTTATTATCAAGGCAGTGATTATAAAGAAGGGGAAAAAGCAAAACTTAAATCAGGAGATGAGGTGCGAACTTTAATACCTGAAGATAAAAGCGATTTTCAACCTAACAAAGCATACTTCATTATTGAAGAAAATAAATTCTTCATATATGATGATACAAAAGGAAGACTAATAGAACTGAAAGGAGTTTAGATGTCTGATACATTCAAACTACCAGAAGGTTTTGGAGTCCTTGACGAAGAAGTTTTATTAGAAGAAAATAAAGTCGAAGAAGTACCAAAAGACAAAGAATTAAATTTACAAATAGTAGATGAAGAACAAACAGAAGAGCCTTCAGGTTTAAATGTATTAAAAGAAAAAGGTATTATCTCACAAGATAACGTAACTGGAACTTTTACTGAAGAGACTGCAAGGTCTATTATTAAAATGATAGATAAAGTTCAGGGTAAAGAGGTAGAACAGGATGTTTCTCTTATAGAGTCTTTAGTAGGTGCAGGAATTAGCTCTGGTATAAAAATACCAAAAGGATTAGTTACGTTTGGAACTTTACTTGCTGATGTATTTAGAGACGAAAATATACCTGTAGATGAATCATTAACAGCTCAATTTAACGAAGCTTTTGATAAAACCATTGTAGGTAAAATAGAAAATGCCGCTGAAGAAGTTGCTAGAGAAACTGCAGCTGGTAAAATTACAGAGGCTATTGGTCAACTATATGGTGCAGGTAAAATAGCACAAAAAACAGCCATACCGGTTATAACAGCAGGATCTCAAAAAGTTAGACAATTAGTAAATGCTATTAAAGGTGGTAGATATGTTAAAACCACGAATAATGTAGGTGCAGCAAAAGCTATTAAAAAAGCCAATGACTTAAATAAAATTACAGGCACAGACAAGTTTGTAGGTATTGCTGTTGGTGGTGGTGTTGGCGGTGGTTTTATTGTATCAAATATAGAAGATATTGGTACATTTGGTGATTGGGACTTTTTAGATTTTTTACCAACAGGACTAGACAGAGAACAGAGAGAACAAGGTGCTGATGATGCACAAAGACAACTATTAAATAGATTAAAATTTGGATCAGAGTTAGGTTTTCCAATTGTGCCTTTTGTAGTGGGGACAGGTAAAATAGGTAAACTTCTTGTGCAAAAAGGTAAAGATCTTGCATACAGTGATAGTATGTTAGAGAGATGGGTAGATCGATTTGTTGGTCAACCTTTTAGATCTAGAAGTAATAAGACACAAGAATTATTTGATGGTATACAAAAATTAGAGGGTAAAAAATCTGCAATAAAAGTTTTAGCTAAAGATGCATCTAGAAATTTTGATGATAGATTAAGAGAAATATCAAAAGCAACTAAAGGCGCAGCTCTAGCAATAAAAGACCCAGATACTTTTTCAAAAACTATATCTGAGTTTTTATTTAAATCTACAGATGATATAGTAAAGAAAAAAGAAATAATATTTCCTGGTTTTTCAAAACCAGCATTGAATAGGTTTCAAGAGTCTTTAAAAAAATTAGGTGTACCTAAAAGCAATGTGCAAGCCATTATAAATGATTCTACTGCTTTTAGAAATACAGTAGCAGGATTAAAAACTTTAATCAGTTCAAGTAAAAATGTTTTTGGAGCTTCTGAAAAATTAAATAAAATATTAAATGAAAGAGTTAAAAATACTTTATCAGTTGACTATAGAATAATTGATGACAATAGAGGTTTGTTTAATGGTTATGTGCCTACATCTGAAAGCATGAGTTCAGTTGTAAAAGTTATACAAAAATATGCAAGAAATAATAATAAAACTTTGGATGATGAAACTGCTATGAAATTAGTAAACGACATAACTAAAAATGCATTTAAAGATAAAGCCACAAACTCATTAGTATTTGATATAGGCACGCTAAGTGCTTTAGCAAATAAACCAGTTCAAAGAATAAATATTGGTAAATATATTACTACAGGTAAATTTAAACCTGATGGTCAAGGTGGATTAATACAAACAAAATCAGACTTAAATGCTTTTAAAGATTTATTTGGTGAATATAGAGATGCACAAAAAGGTATATATAATGTTATGTCTGAAATGGCAGAGGTAATAAGTAGAGATAAATTTTATAGTGAATTGTTAAAAAGCTCAGACGACATTGCAAAAAAATTAAAAGCTGGAGGAGATGCTGGTAAAATAGGTAGACCAATATTTTTTAAAGATTACAACTCGGCTCTTGTTAATTTACCTAATCAAAGAATAACATCCACACCTTTAAGTTTAAAAACAGCTTTACCTGATACAATATACAAAAGTCCATTAGATGGTTATTTTACAACCATACCTTATGCAGAAGCTATAAGAGTTGGAGATGCTGTAGTAGGTAGTCCTCTTACAAGAAGTTTAGCTTGGAGAATAGGTATGCTAATACCAAAAGGTTTGTCACAAGCTGCAAAAACTATTCTAGGTCCTTTTACACACATGAGAAACTTTTTTTCTTCTATGTTTACTACAATACATAGAGGTAATATTTTAATACCACCTGTTAAAGTAGCTGACTTTATCAGTAGATCTGTAAAAGCCACACAACCACAATTATTGTATAGACTGACAGGTAATCCAAAGTTTAGAAATATGCCAGAGGATCAAGGCCTATATAGATTTTTATTAGAAGAAGGTGTTGTAAATCAAAATATAATTAGACGAGAATTAGAGGGAATATTTTCTGATATAGCGCAAGTTAGAACAAATAACATGAGAGCTGATCAATTTTTTAATAAAATATTAAATACTGGTACACGTAAATTTAAAAGACTGTATGATGTCGCGCAAGACTTATATACTGCGGAAGATGATGTATTTAGAGTTTATAACTTTTTAGCAGAGGCGCACAAATTAGATACTGCTTTTGAAAATGCAATTAAAAATGGTATTAAAGGCATAGATGGTAAAGTTATAACACAAAGAACAAAACCCTCTGATCTTGAGATTATGAAAGAAGCAGCGCAGATTGTAAGAGAAACTGTGCCAAACTATGCTTATGTTTCTGATTTTGTAAAAAGTGTTAGACGTTCACCACTTGGAAGTTTCGCAGCTTTCCCTGCAGAAATTTTTAGAACAGGTGTAAACACAACTGCAAGAGCGTTAAAAGAAATTAAAGATCCTGTAAGAAAACAAATTGGTTATAATAGTTTAGTAGGTCAAGCATTTACTTATGCTACTTTACCACCATTATTAGTAGAAACATTTAGGGGTTTATACGGAATAACAAGACAACAATTGTCTGCTATAAGAGAAGTATTACCTACCTGGTCAGAAGATAATACAATTCTACCTATTTATGAAGATGGTAAATACAAATACATAGATTTTAGTCACGGATTTTTCTATGACACCATGATCCAACCAGTGCAAACCACATTAGCAGTTGTGCAAAGAAATCCAAATGCGCCTTTAGTTCCGCAGTTATTAGATGCTATGACTAAAGCTACAGCAAAAGTGTTTGAGCCTTTTGTACAAGAATCAATTTGGGCAGGTGTTGTGTTAGATATTTTTGCAAGAGACGGAAGAACAAAAGAAGGTAGACAAATATGGAATGAAAGAATGTCTCCGGGCGATAAATTTTATGAAGCTTTTAAATATGCAACTAAAGAACTGTCTCCAGGTTCTAGAGAGCAGGTGTTTAGATTATATAAAGCTATATTAGACGAAACTGTAAAAGGTGAAAAATACGAAGTGCCTAGTGAGTTAATGGGTCTTTTTGGGTTTAGAGAAGTGCCACTTAACCTTGAAAAAACATTAAATTTTAGAATACAAGAATTTAAAAGAAACGAGCGTAATGAACGTAATTTAATTTATAAAGATACTAGAAGTGGTGATCCAGTAACAGACATAAATAAAATTATAAAACAATATATCTATGCAAATAAACAAAGGTATGAAACATATAGTAAAATGCGTAGATTGTATGACGCTGTAAAAGTTTTAGGTTTAAGGGATAAAAAAATAGAAGAAGAGTTTGCTGATAGAAATGCATCTACATTATATGGTTTTATAGAAAATAACAAATTTCAACCTTTTGGTGTTAGTTCTGACGTTATAGCAGCCTATGAAAAAGAATCTGAAGAAAAAAATATACCTAATCCTTTAAACAGAAGAGTTTTAAGACAATTAGAAAAAATACAAGATGACTTATTTAAATTAAAATTAAATCAAGAATTCATAATTGATGAACAAAAATATCTTTTAGAGGAGCCACAAAAAACTAGTATGATACCACCTTTACCAGATCAACCTATGCCAAATACAGCAATAGTACAAGGAACAGGATCTGCTCCAATAACTCAAACAGGCTTGACTATGACAGAGCAAGCGTTATTATCTGAGGAAGAGAAGATGATTACACTTAAAAATAGAGGGCTTGTATAATGGCAATGAGATATAATTTAGGAGATGCATTTAGTTATTTTGACGAGAATGTCTTGGATGATCCTATGTTTTTTAATACCCTTAAACAAAAGGCACCAGATATAACTTTCCCTAATTTTAATTTTCAACCTACTATAATAAATGAAGAAGCTGACACTTTTGATGAGTTTGTAAAACAAGATAATGAAAGAAAAGGAATATTAGATTTAATAAGTAATCTTGGTTCACAAGCAAAAAATTTTGCAACTGATCCAAGATTTAGAACACCTAGAACAATTTTAGCAACAATGGCTGGTGGCCCTGTTGCTGGTATAGCCAGTCTTTTAGGCGGTAATCTTTTAGATGCATTTAAAAACTTTCAAGATAGAAGAAAAGGTAGACTAGACATAACTGCAGACTTTGGAATCATGGCAGCTCCTGAAAAACCTGGCGGTAGCGCAGATGACAACTTCCCTGACGGTGGTGGTGGCAGATCGTCAGCTGCTGAATCTTTTGCTTCTGAACAATCTTATGGAGGAGGCGGCAATCTAGGTGATTTAGGTGCCGATACTTTTTAATAATTATGCCTAACGGAAAACCACCAAAGACAACTGGCGAACATTTAGTATCTTTATATGGTTATGTGCAAGGTTTTAAACGACAAATAGATCATTTACATCAAGACGTAGGAAAGCTAGAAAGAAAAACTGACACTGTAATTTATTGGATTGTTGGTGGTGCGTTTACAACTATACTAACACTAGTAGGTTTGTTTAATTTGTTTATGAATTAAATCCAATCTTTTAATTCTTCACCCATAATCTCCGTAGCAATATTAACTTTATTACGAAGTGATTTAACAATTTTAGTATCAATAGTATCTTCTGCAATAATATCAATGTAAGTCATAGGTTTTTCTTGACCAATACGATCTATTCTGGCCTCTGATTGTTGTCTTTTTTCAAGGTCATAACCATTAGAATAATAAATCATTGTTGATGCACCTGTAAGTGTAATACCATAACCACCTGTTTGTGGTGTGCCAATTATAAATCTAACTGGTGATTTTTTATCCTGTATTTTTTTAATTGCTTTTTGTCTATCATCTGTTGTTGTGTCACCATAATATGTAACTACTGTATTTTCACCATATTTTTTTGATATAGCCTCTACAATCTTTTCTATGTCATGTCTATAATGAGCCCATATTACAGCTTTGCCTTCGACCTCATCCAGTATATCCATAAGTTGTGTAATACGATTATTTTTAAGATCTTGAACTACACCATCATTAGACTTAAAATGACCACAAGTTATTTGATGTAATCTCATAAGCTGTGTAATTACAGTTGCAGACGTAACCATCTTACCATTTAAAAATGCAATAGCCTCTTGTTTCATTTGTTTGTAAACTTTCTTTTGTTCCTCTGTTAAATCCACAGATCTTTTCATATATGTTTTTTTAGGTAGATCTAAACAATCATCTTTTAATACACGATATGAAAAAGGTTTTAATTTTTCTGATAACTCTCCTAGATTTCTATATCCAACAACTATTTCTACAGATCTGCCGGACACATTTATTTTTCTACATATTGCGTATCTAGTTCTAAAAACATAATAAGATGATTGATCTAGTAAATATGGATCTAAAAAATAACATTGAGTAAATAAATCTAAAGGTGATTTAGTAACTGGTGAGCCAGTAAGTATTCTTCTATATTTTGCAAGAGTTCTTAAAGAAACTATATTTTTAGTTCTTTTAGCAGCAGGATTTTTTATTGTTGTAGACTCATCTATACCCATTAAAGTGTTGTGACTATTTAAAAATCTTTCTGCAAATTGCATACCTTTTTTAGTAGAGAAGGCTTCAACATTCATAATTAATATATGAAGTTCAGCGCCTGTGGAAAACATAGGTTTTAAATCTTCTGCATTTGGATTAGTTTTCCAAAGACCTACTTTTATAGGTATATAATCAGGCATATGATTTGGTATTTCTGAGTCAAACCAGTTTTTATACACACCTTTTGGTGCAATAATTAAAGCACCATTTATCTTGCCAGCATTGTAAAGCATAGCAATATTATCGATTAATACCTTTGATTTACCTGTACCCATCTCCATAAAGTACGCAAATACTTCTTTATCCCATGACATTTCAAGGGCTTTTTCTTGATGAGCAAAAGGCTTGCTTTTATATTTGTAATGCATAATATATTTTAACTTTCTATTGGAAGCATATACATTATGTGTTATTAAATGTCAAGAAGGATATATTACTAATGGCAACAGTCTTTGTTATACAAGACATACCGGGAACTAAAGTAGGAACACCTAAAATTAATATTATTGGTGCCACTGAGTTTGGTGATTTAAAAGTTTTACTACCAGAAAACTCACAGATCATTTTGAGTCCTTCTTATGTAATACAAACTTTAAAACAAAAATTAAAAGAATATAAAGAAACAGATTATTTACTACTTACAGGTGATCCTGCCATAATTGGTGTGGCCTGTTCTATCGTATCAGATATCACAAATGGAAAATACAACCTATTAAAATGGGATAAACAAGAGAGGAAATACTACCCTGTAAAAATAAATTTATATAGCACTTGACAAATATATTATAAACCTATATGTAAGAAAGCGAGAAAGTTATGACAAAAATAGATTTTGAAAACGATAGAATGCAATCGGTGGAGCAGATAGATTCTGCTAAACGATTATCAGACAAAGTTATAGAATTAAAAAATTTAGAAGATGAGATTGCAAACGCAGAAGAGTCTCTTAAAAAATTAAAAGAGAAAGCAAAAGTAGTTTCATCGATAGAAATACCTGCAATGATGGACGATATGCAGATAACAAAATTAAAGCTGAAAGATGGTGAACAAGTAGAGATAAAAAAAATCTACGGCGCTACTATTCCTAAAGATCAACAGGAAGCAGCTTTTACATGGCTTCGTAACAACGGTCTAGGTGATGTTATTAAAAATGACATTACTGTTACCTTTGGTCGTGGCGAAGATAACAAGGCAGCAGCATATGCTGACCTTGCAAAGGGTCAAGGTTTTGAACCAGTTCAAAAGATTGGTGTAAATCCTATGACACTTAAAGCACTGGTCAGGGAGCGTCTAGAGTCTGGACAAGACGTTCCATCTGACCTGTTTAAACCGTTTGAGGGTAACCAAACAAAGATAACAAGGAGAAACTAGAAATGAGTGACGCGAAACAAGTGACCACTAAAAAAGACAACCTACCATCTGCAGGTTTATTCGAAGCAGATGCACAAATGGGTTTTGAGAATGTGAAGACAGATAGTCTGGCTCCACCAATTCTTAAACTCTTACAGAACGGATCAGCAGAAGCACAGAAGCGTAATCAAAATTACGTAGAAGGTGCAGAACCTGGTATGTTCTTAAACACTGTTACGAAACAGTTATATGATGGTGACAAAGGAATTTTTGTAATTCCATGTTACTACAGATTAGAATACCAAGAATGGGCAGACTATGGTACAGGTTCAGGTAGACCTGAACAGATCTATCCAGATACTTCGGATATTCTAGACAAAACTACAAAAGGACCTGATGGTAAAGACAGATTACAAAATGGTAACTACATTTTAACTGTTGGCCAACACTTTGTAATTATTAAAAGTGATAGAGGTTCTGAAACTGCGATGATTTCAATGAGCTCATCACAGGGTAAGATTAGCAGGAAGTGGAATTCCATGATGAAGTCTATTAGTTTAGATGGTAAGAATGGTCCATATACTCCACCATCGTTTAGCCACATATATAAATTATCTTCTGTATTAAATACAGGTAAAGGTAATCAATGGTATGGCTACAACGTA